CTTGCACATTGTAGATGCCTCTTAGACGATAGATGTTTTCATCATATTTTCTGTCTCTGTTTTCTAAAAATAAAAGGTCTTGAATGTTGGTTTCTTTTACAGCATCATACCTAGGCTGATCTGCTGTGGCATCTGATTGATCAGGATTCTTAGGTCCTAGATATTTGTGTACAAAAACATCTGTTCCACCCACTGTGAACATTTCGTTGATATTCTTGTCTAAAAAAGTGTAATCTGGACCTTTTTCTGGTTTATATAAACTGATTCGTGGCATACATCATATTTATTAATACCTAGATGCTTATAAATATAATAAATGAGTTCAGATTTTAATACACAGAAACAGGAAATATTCGACTACGTATACCGTATGCTGGGCGGTGGCATGATTGATGTAGAGCTGGATCCAGAGCACTACGAAACAGCCATCAAGGACGCATTTGACAGATATCGTCAGAGATCTGATCATTCTGTGGAAGAATCTTATCTTTTCATGCCAACTGTGTTGGATCAAAACACATACACATTGCCAAACGAAGTGATGGAAGTGAGAAAAATTTTTAGAAGATCAATAGGGTCAAGAACTGGTGGCGGAGACGGTGGTACACTGTTTGAACCATTCAACATGGCCTACACAAATTCATATCTTTTAGCCAGCACCAATATGGGCGGACTGGCAACTTACAATGCTTTTGCACAATATCAAGAATTGGTAGGTAGAATGTTTGGTTCTTTTATCGAATTCAAATGGAACAACACCACAAAAGAATTAACACTGCTTCAAAGACCTAGAGCAGAAGAAAATTTATTGTTGTATGCTTATAATTACAGACCAGACACAGAATTGCTTAAAGATTATCTTGCCAACAAGTGGATTAAAAGTTACACGCTGGCAATTTCAAAATACATGCTGGGAGAAGCCAGAAGTAAATTCAACACAATAGCAGGTCCACAAGGTGGATCATCTTTGAATGGCGATGCACTGAAACAAGAAGCATCTGCTGAATTGGAAAAACTAGACCAAGAATTGGCACTTCAAATTCCAGGTGGTGTTGGTTATTCGTTCACAATTGGTTAATTTACACTTGACACTTTCATAAATTTCTAGTATTATTAGGTTATGTCTTTTCAACTAACGCCCATGTTTTCTGTGCCTTTGTACAGAACTAAAATAATTTTGGATCCAATTGTAAAAACTTTTTTACTCAATTTAGAATTTCCTTACGCAAGAGTTGGTCACGATAACACTGATGATCATCTACCAATAAGCGATAGAGGAATGCATATTTTGGACAAGCCACAGTGCAAGACTTTAAAAATACAGATACAAGATAAAATAAATCATTTTGCTAACGAAGTTTTGGGTGTGATAGACCAAATAAAGTTTGATATTACAAGCAGTTGGATCAATAGACACCAAGGAAGTGAATTTATAGAAAAACACAGACACCCAAATTCATTAATAAGTGGTGTATTCTATGTTGATGTAAGCACCGACACAGCACCAATTTATTTTGACAAAAATTACATGTATAACAATCTTTGGGCAGAATCAATTAAAACTCCTTTCAAAGACAACAATAATCAATATAACACTGAAACGTTTGCCATACAACCAAAGACAGGAGATTTGTTGATGTTTCCTTCTCATGTAGAACACACAGTTCCAACAACCACATCTGACAAATATAGATACAGTTTAGCATTCAACACTTTTGCAAAAGGAAAAATAGGAACAGGAACAGGACAGGTTAAGATATCATGATAGTAGGAATTTGCGGATTAATAGGTTCAGGCAAAGACACAATTGCTGATCAACTGGTACAAAATTATTCATTTAAGAAATTATCTTTTGCAGACAAACTAAAAGACAGTGTGGCAAGTATGTTTGATTGGGACAGAGAATTATTGGATGGTAAAACTAAGGAATCAAGGGATTGGCGTGAGCAAGAAGACAAGTTCTGGAGCAAAGAGACGGGACAATCGATTACTCCAAGATTTGTTCTACAAAAATTTGGCACAGAATGTATGAGAGAAGGTTTTTATGATGGTATCTGGGTGAGCTTAACTAAGAAAAAGATCCTGGACAATCCTGCCGTTAAGTGGGTTATTCCAGATGTGCGGTTCGAAAACGAAGCAAAAATGATTAAAGAAATTGGTGGTGAAGTATGGTGGGTAAAAAGAGGTCAATTACCTATGTGGTTTAGAATGTATCAAGACATAGGACAAACACCCAAAGACATTCATCCATCGGAATGGGCATGGGCCAATGTAAGTTTCAACAAAGTTTTTGAAAATAACAGCACAATAGATGCTCTTAGAAATCAGGTACAAGGTCACCTTGCTTCCAAGTTACCCCTTCAAGATGCAATATCCTTTGACAGTTAGCACACACTGTTTTTAAATTTTTAAACGAGCAATTGTTAAGATTTCCATCAATATGATATACATTAAATTGTTCAATGTTTTTACTGGTGTGTCCGCATTTATCACAATTTTTTTTAGTTCTGTATCCTGCTAACCACCATTTTGGCCACCCTTTAGCACCTGCTTTTTGTTTAGTACACACACCACATTTTTGTCTGTAGAAAACTTTTCCTGCTTTGTGATAATTAATAGCACAGGGCTTTTGTTTACAAACAATACAAAGTGGTCTCATATACACTATTTACCTAGCCTTTTTGAGACCTTTTAAAAGCACTAAAGAGCCTGTGATTTAGGTTTTCTTTATAAATACACAAGACAAAGAAATTAGGAGATTTTAAAATGGCATTAGTTTCACCAGGAGTACAAGTTAGCGTAATAGACGAAAGTTTCTACACGCCAGCAGAACCGGGCACAGTCCCAATGATATTTGTTGCTTCGGCACAAGACAAAACAAACAGTTCCGGCACAGGAACAGCACAAGGTACAACAGCCGCTAACGCAGGCAAAGTGTACTTGATGACTTCACAAAGAGAATTAGCAGAAACATTTGGTGATCCTACTTTTTACACAGATAGCAACAACAATCCATTGCATGGTAACGAATTAAACGAATATGGTTTACAAGCGGCTTACTCATATTTAGGCGTAGCCAACAGAGCATATGTTGTTAGAGCAGATGTTGACCTAGGAGAACTACAAGCCTCATCAACAGTTCCAAGTGCTAATCCACCAGCAGGTACATATTGGTTAGACACATCAATCACTTCTTGGGGAGTTTTACAATGGAACGGACAAGGCAAAACAAACGGTGGACAAATTTTTATATCGAAAACACCTTTAGTAGTCACAAGTTCAACTGATATTTCCAACAACAAGCCTAAAGGCAGTGTTGGTCAAATTGGTGATTATGCCATTGACGCTACAACAACATCAAACGAATTATTCTATAAAGATTCGGATGGTACATGGCAGTTAGTTGGTTCGACAGCATGGACAGGATCAGTTGCAACAGCAGTTGGTACAGTTTCAAACCCAACAACATCTGGCTTAACAATGGACATTAATGGCACACCAGCAACTGGCGGTTTGGATCTTAATGCCACAGTGACTGCAATTAATGGATTAGGCATTGCAGGAGTCACTGCAAAAAATCAAAACAATTTTTTAGTGCTTTACAATGATGGCAGTTCAACAGATGGAATCACAATTGCAGAAGGCAGTGGACTTGCGGCGGCAGTTGGTTTAGGCATTGTGAAATACAATATACCTAAAGTTTCAACCGGCCCACACACATCAGTTCCTCAATGGAAAGGTGTTCAAGGCACAGATGCTTCAGCACAACACAGTGGTTCAGTTTGGATCAAAACAACAGAACCAAATGCGGGTGCAAGAATTAGAGTTAAAAAATTCAATGGCGCTACAAACTTGTGGGAAGAAATTTCTGCACCAGTTTATGCAAAATCAGACACTGAATCAGGTGCAACATTGGCATTATACGGATTAGACAGAGCAGGTGGTGGAATAAATCTTGCTGTTGGTGATTTGTATGTAAATGCATCAAATGGTACAAATCAAGTAGACTACAAAATTTTCAGAAGAGAAAATTCAGGCTCATCAAAAGCAACAGGTGGTATTATTGGAGCAAGTGGTGTTGCCGCTTCAACTTACAGTATTTCAGTAACACAAACTGAAAAAGGAAAAAACACAACCACAACTGCAACTGTTTCAATCACAACAACAGGTGCTAATACTGATGCAGATGCAATTGCTAATGCAATCAATTCCCAAGGGCTTTTAACAAATATTAAAGCAACTGTTGATAGTTTAAACAGAGTGGTAATTGAACACACAGAAGGTGGAGATATCAACATTACTGACACCAATGGCATTATGCCATTAGCAGGTTTCAGTACTACCTCAACTGCTAACTTCTATTTTGAAGCAGGCACAACAGGTGCAACAAATCCACCACAATACACAATTTCAAACTGGAAAGTGTTATCATACACAGCCAGCGATGATGCAGTGACTTCATTGGCATCAGATGGACAAATGTGGTACTCATCAACAATTGATGAAGTGGACATTATGGCTCATAATGGTTCAACTTGGGTGGGTTATAAAACTGCTTATCCATCAACAGATGCATTAGGACCAACAGTTTCAGCAACTGCACCAAAGTTACAACAAGATGGTACAAGTGCTTTGGTTGATAATGACATTTGGATTTCTACAGCAGATTTAGAAAACTATCCTAAGATTTACAAGTATGACACAACTATTCAAGGTCCAGTGGACACAAGATGGGTAGCAGTGGACACAACTGACCAAACAACTGAAGAAGGTATTTTATTTGCAGACGCAAGATACGGAACTTCAGGTGCAACAGGTGGCACAGAAGCAACCATCGAAGCATTACTTACAAGCGGTTACTTAGACCCAGACGCTCCAGATCCAGCACTGTATCCACAAAACATGTTGTTATGGAACTTGAGACGTTCAGGTTTCAATGTTAGAAAATTTGTAAGAAACTACATTGACACAACTGCTGACAACAAGAGAGCAAGCGATGAAGCAATGACAAATTACTATCCACACAGATGGGTAACTGAATCAGGCAACCAAGCAGACGGTTCAGGTTCGTTTGGAAGAAAAGCTCAACGTAAAGTTGTGGTACAAGCATTACAAGCCACTCTAAATTCTAATCAAGAAATCAGAGATGATGAATCTAGATTATTCAACGTGATGGCAACACCGGGTTATGCAGAACTGATTGGTGAAATGGTTTCATTAAATTACGACAGAGGATTAAGTGCTTTTGTGGTAGGTGATACTCCATTTAGATTAACACCAGATGCAACAACAATTGGTGATTATGTAAACAATGTTAACCTTGCATTAGAAGACAATGACTTAGGTTTAGTTACTAGTGACGAATATTTGGGTGTATTTTATCCATCAGGATTCACAAGTGACAACTTTGGAAACAATGTTGTTGTTCCACCAAGTCACATGATGTTGAGAACTATTGCATTGAGTGATCAAGTTTCTTTCCCATGGTTTGCTCCAGCAGGGACAAGAAGAGGCGGAATCACAAATGCAACGTCAACAGGTTACGTAAACAGCGAAGGCGAGTTTGTGTCAGTATCTTTAAACGAAGGTCAAAGAGACACACTTTATGCTGGTAATGTAAACCCAATCACGTTCATAACAGGTGCTGGTTTAGTCAACTACGGACAAAAAACTAGAGCGGCGGCGGCAAGTTCATTAGATAGAATCAATGTTGCAAGACTTGTGATTTACCTAAGAAGTCAGTTAAACAAATTGGCGAGACCTTATGTTTTTGAACCAAATGATAAAACTACTAGAGATGAAATTAAAGCTCAAGCAGAAAGTTTAATGTTAGAATTGGTTGGTAACAGAGCAATTTATGACTTCCTAGTTGTGTGTGACGAAACAAACAACACACCTGCTAGAATAGACAGAAATGAATTGTATTTAGATATTGCAATTGAGCCAGTCAAAGCAGTGGAATTCATTTATGTTCCATTAAGACTTAAAAACACTGGTGAAATATCAGGGTTATAATAGGATAAATAATTAGGAGAACGAAAAATGAGTATTTCTACACTATCAAAAATCACAGTACCTTTAGATAGCAATCAATCTGCATCTAATCAAGGTCTGTTGATGCCTAAATTACAATACCGTTTTAGAGTGTCATTAGAAAACTTTGGAGTTTCTACTCCAACAACTGAGTTAACAAAACAAGTGCAAGATGTAACAAGACCTAATCTATCATTTGAAAACACAACAATTGACGTTTACAACAGTAAAGTTTACCTAGCGGGTAAACACACATGGGAACCAATCACAATTACATTAAGAGAAGACGTAAACAACAACGTACAAAAACTTGTTGGTGAACAGTTACAAAAACAATTTGATTTCTTTGAACAATCAGCGGCGGCTTCAGGTGCTGACTACAAATTTGTTACTAGAATTGAAATCACTGATGGTGCCAATGGTGCTAACACAGTGGGAATTTTAGAAACATTTGAATTGTATGGTTGCTATGTTGAATCAGCAAACTACAACACATTGGCTTACAATTCAAGTGAGCCTGTAACAGTCACATTATCATTGAGATATGATAATGCAATACAAACACCACAAGGAACAGGTGTAGGTACTGCTGTTGGAAGAACAGTGAATACTTTAATCACCGGCGGTGGTGCGTAATTTTCGTAAGCATTTATAAATTGAAAAGGGGGCTTAGGCCCCTTTTTTGTTTTTAACACGTCCTATTTTTCATAGTATAAATACTGTATATGGCAAACATTTTAACACCGTTCTTAGACAATTTGAAAAGTGGCGTACTAGAACCAAAAGGTAATCTAGGAGACTTTGGGCATGCGGCAAGACTGTATGTGGATGATAGTTTTAGATTAGCACCTAAATCAAAATTTTTATATCATTGTGTATTCAATATCAATCAAAACGTACTGGACAGAATGATAGCAAACTCTCCATCACACCCTAATGGGTCTAGTATTTTTAAAACTTTGAGTAATTTTAAAAACAAACATCAAAATGAATTAAACATGTTGGTTAAAAATGTTGACTTACCTAAATACTCAATAGAAACAGTGGTTGCCCAACAATACAACAAAAAAAGAAAATTACACACAAAAATTTCATATGATCCAATAACTATGGTGTTCCATGATGACAACTACGGTGTGTCCACAGCACTATGGGAAATGTATTATAGATATTATTTTAGAGATGGATGGTATGGACAAGATGAATCGGCCAAAAGATCACCAGAAGCATTTTTAAATACTTCAGGCAGTGTCGACTCACAAGCATCACCATTCAGTAGATCATTAGCCTATAACAGTCCTTTTGATTTTAGAAAATTTAGATTTGGTTTGGACAATGATACACACGAAGCATTTTTCGATAGCATTCAAATCTTTCAAATGAGCAGAAAACGATACACCATGTTTCATTTGGTTAATCCAATCATCACGCAATGGCAACACGATACTCTGAACAATGAAAGCAGTGAGCCTGTGGCCAACAACATGGTGATAGAATATGAATCTGTTTTTTATGGCAGAGGTGCTGTGTCGGAAGGCACACCTAAAGGATTTGCGGAACAACACTATGATCAAACACCATCTCCTAATTCATTAGCAGGTGGAGGAACAACCAGTTTGCTGGGAACAGGCGGTGTGGGCAGTTTTATCGGCAGTTTCTTTGGAGGACAAGGAGGTCCTAACACAGATATATCTGGTGGAGAAACTGGCAGAAGCAGATTCAATCTTGGGACAATATTAAGAGGAGCGAACGCCATTAAAAATGCAAAGAACTTATCCAAAGCAGGTTTGGCACAAGAAGGATTTAATATTCTAAAAGGTGCTGTGGGAAGAATTGGCGGAACTGCAGATTCAAGTTACACACGCAGTGGAGGATTAGGATCCACAGTGATTGGCAGAAGTGCTAGTAAATTTGGAAACACAGTTAAAGCATTTATCAGAAAGAAATAATACATGAGCAATTTACCAAAAACAAATACAGTAGAAAAAGACACAAAAAAGTTTTTTGAAAATTCAAACAAACCTGTCTTAACATTTCCTACAAATGACGTGGATGCAATGATTGGATATTTTCAATCAAGAGGTTTTTCTAAACAAAGCAGTATTTCAACTGCCACAGTTTTACTTACTCAAGCAAAAATAGATGGCGTAAATGCTTTTGAGTTAATAGATACTCTTAAAGGAATAGATGATGTAAAATTAAGTGGCATCGTAACAGAAATTTTAAATGCCAACAGATCAAAGATATCATCATTGGGTTACAAAGATACAACCCCAACCAATCGGACAGAAAAAAGAAACATAATCAAATAACATGTCTAAATTTGCACAGGGTAGATTCTCTATGAAGTATCCTGAAAAATATATTGGCGGAAAAACTCCATTGTACAGAAGCAGTTGGGAATTTGCTTTTATGAGATTTTGTGACGAAAGTCCCAGCATCGCAAAATGGGCTAGTGAATCAATCAAGATTCCATACAAGCATCCATTGACTGGAAAATTTTCTGTTTATGTACCTGATTTTTTTATTGCTTATGCAGACAAAAACGGCAAGCAACATGCTGATGTTATAGAAATAAAACCAGAAAATCAAACTAAATTAGAAAGTGTTGGAAAAAACAAATACAATCAATCTCAATTGATAATCAATCATGCTAAATGGAAGTCTGCTGGCTTGTGGTGTAGAAACAGAGGATTTGCTTTTAAAATAATAAATGAATCTGATATATTCCACACAGGAAAAAAGAGATAATGCCGATTTTAAGAATTTAGGATACAAATTCCAGTAAATAAAACTGCAATGACCAAAAAATTAGAAGAACTATTAAATTTGCCTGAATCTCAAGATATTGTTAAAGAAGACAACAACAAAGCAAAGCAGGACAAAAAAATTAGTAAAAAACAGCAGAAAGAAAACGAAACAGCCATGAGAGATATTGCAGAGTTTGACAAAATTGCTTCGGCACTTCCCAAAGTAGACGGACTGGGAGAAATGGCAGACACAGAACTGGACGATGTGGGACAAAGAGCAATCACAGCCTACGAAGATCTGATGGATTTAGGTATGAACGTGGAAAGCAGATACGCTTCTCGTATATTTGAAGTAGCAGGTCAAATGTTGAAGACCAGCCTCGATGCAAAAACAGCCAAATTGGACAAAAAACTTAAAATGGTGGATTTGCAACTTAAGAAGCAGAAACAAGACACCAAAGACTCTCCAGAAGGTACGAATTTAGTGCAAGGAGACGGATACATAATATCAGACCGTAACAGTTTGTTGGAAAAACTTAAAAAAATGGATAAATAACACTATGAAACAAAGTTTTAAACACTATCTAGTAGAAAGCAAAAAATTATACTCATACAAAGTGGGTTTGGCAGGCGATTTGCCCGAAAACGCAGTTGATAAACTTGAAACTGTGATGCAAAAATTTAAATTAGCCAGCATGAGCAAAGGCAAGAAAACTCCTATTCAAGAGAGACCACTAGATTTTCCAAATTTACAAAACACAAGAGCAACTTATTTTGATCTTGAAACAGAATATCCAACAACTCCACAAATATTAGAACAGTATTTGCAAAACACTTTAGGCATGGATCCTGCACACGTGATAGTGAGAGATCCAAATGCTCCACAAGAGCAAGAACAAGAACCTAAAGACAATAAACCATATGAAGCGATGTTAGACACTGATTATGAAGCCAGTAAAGATGAACAAAAAACTGCTGGTGATAACAGAGTAATGGAATTGTTAAAAGAATTAGAAAAAGATAGAAAAGACAGATCAGCACCAGATGCCGCATCTGGAATTAAACCAGGTGGTAATGTGCTTCCTAATGAAGGCGACAGCAAAAACGAAATGTCACCTATTTCAGGCAAGCAGAAAGGTAAATAATTTTATGGACATTAGAGATTTTTTAAAAAAAGTAGACAGTATTCAAAGCAAAGAGCAATTGAAAGAAGATGTGAAAAGAATACATGTTAAAGAAGCATCGCAAGTTATGTTGTACGGAGATACTCCTGAAGACATGGCGGCAATTGCACAAATTTTTAAAAATGCAGGAGTTACTCCTCCACCAGCAATTGTGCAAGGACCTGCTCCAGAAGAATCTGTAGAAGAAGAAATTCCAGGCAAAGCATCAACAACTCCTGAACCTAGATATCAAGACACTCAATACATGACGAAAGATATATCGGGTGGTATCAACAAACAAAAGAAAAGTTTTGCTAAAGCACAAGACGGCGATAACGCAATGGCAGTTGAAAAAACTGAAGAAGAATTACAATCTTCAATTAAAGAAACATTAAAACAAGCCTACCAAGACTTCAAAAAAAAAGACTAGAACGTAGCCTCACAAAACCTGAAGAAAAAGCCAAAGAAAAATACGTCAAAGGTATGAAAAAAGACAAAGGCGATTTTAAAAAACGTTACGGTGATGATGCAAAATCAGTGATGTATGCTATTGCCACAAAAATGGCGAAGAAAAACGCATAATCAAATCGCATAACACCACCAATTTAAAGCATAAGTATTGTATATGAGTAACAAAAGTTTAGACGGTGTCCTTACCAAAAAAGCACACATAAAAGAAAAATTTACAGAAGATCAGATACAAGATTTGATTGAATGTTCAGATCCAAAAGAAGGTTTTCTCTCATTTGCCAAAAAGTTTTTCTTTATTCAACATCCTGTCAGAGGTAAATGTATATTTGAACCTTTTGAATATCAAACAAGATTGTTGTCCAGTTACCATGATTACAGATTCAATATCAACATGCTACCTAGACAGAGCGGAAAGACCACCACAGCCGCTTGTTATCTATTATGGTATGCGATGTTTCATCCGGATCAAACAATTCTGATTGCGGCACACAAATACACAGGTGCTCAAGAGATCATGCAACGTATTAGATATGGATATGAATTGTGTCCTGATTACGTCAGAGCAGGTGTGACCAACTACAACAAAGGATCAATGGAATTTGAAAACGGATCAAGAATTGTATCCGCAACCACAACAGGCAACACAGGTAGAGGTATGTCAATATCTTTACTATACTGCGATGAGTTTGCATTTGTTAATCCGGGCATAGCACAAGAGTTTTGGACATCTATATCACCTACACTGGCAACAGGTGGTAGAGCAATTATCACATCAACACCTAACTCAGATGAAGATGTGTTTGCCACAATATGGAGAGAAAGTCAAAACAAATTTGATGAACATGGCAATGAACAAAAACTGGGCTCAAATGGATTCCATGGTTTTAGAGCAAGTTGGGACGAACATCCGGACAGAGATGAAGATTGGAAGGCACAAGAACTAGGACGTATAGGTGAAGAAAGATTTAGACGTGAATATGGTTGTGAGTTTTTAGTATTTGACGAAACTCTTGTGGATAGTATTATGTTGTCTACTCTAGAAGGAAAAGAACCTATTTTAAATATGGGACAAACACGTTGGTATAAAAAATTAAATGGTCATTCAACTTACGTCATTGCTCTTGATCCAGCAATGGGTACAGGTGGAGATTCAGCGGCTATTCAGGTTTTTGAACTGCCTAGTTTTGAACAAGTGGCAGAATGGAAACACAATATGACCGCTATTCCTCATCAAATTAGAATTTTAAAAGAAATATGTAATTACATTAAGGATGAGTGTGGAAATAGAACAGGATCTAACATTTATTGGAGTGTGGAAAATAACACCATTGGAGAATCTGCATTAATTGTTATACAAGAATTTGGTGAAGAAAATATTCCAGGCATGTTTGTCTCAGAACCAATCAGGAAAGGACACATAAGAAAATTTAGAAAAGGATTCAACACCACACACAGATCAAAAATTAGTGCCTGTTCAAGATTAAAAGTTATGGTGGAGCGAAACAAAATTAAAATAAATTCTAAAAACTTAATTAAGGAACTTAAATCATTTATTGCATCAGGAAACTCCTATAAAGCCAAATCGGGCGATTCAGATGACCTTGTTTCTGCAACATTGTTGTGCATACGTTTAATGGGCGTGTTGCGTGATTGGGATCCAAAAATATACAATTCTTTTACTCAAATTGACGATGATGAGATGTCTGAAAAGGTGATGCCTTTGCCTTTGTTTGTCTCACATTAAAATAAATACACTGTATGGACTTACAAAATACATCAACTGCACTGTTTAATAAACTGCGTGGTCAATTTCCCACAATTACTGTAGGTGATTCTGACGGTAATGTTACAAATAACCCAAAACAGGCAAGATTTTTCGATTTTGATTTTGTCAAAGAAGGCAAAAGTTTTGGGAAAATCAGCATAAGTATAAGTGAAGATCAAGGTTTAGTGGTATTACACAGCACTGATGTGATCAGTGAAGCAGATCCGGCAACCAAAGAGTCTTGGTACAACTTTTTAAAAGAAATGAGAGAGTTTGCCAAAGCAAGGTTAATGGGTTTCGACACAAGAGATATCACAAAAAGTAACCTTGAAAAAAGAGATTACGAATTTTTAAAGAAAGAGAATAATATGGAAGCAGTAAGCGAATCAAACATGTTTGGCACAAACAAAACCAGTTTTCAACAGATTGGTGATGCAAAAATGGTTGTAAAACATTCCACAATTGTTGACCCAGAAATTCCTGGAGCAAGATCACAAAAAATCGAATCAATTTTTATCGAAAGTCCAGCAGGAGAAAGATTTAAATTTCCTTTAAAACATCTTAATGGTGCCAGAGCAATGACAAGACACGTTGCTGAAGGTGGCAATCCATATGATCAATTTGGAAAATACATTTTAGGTTTAAGTGAAGAACTTAACAAATTGAAAAAATTTAAAACATACATGAACAGATCCAATGTGATGGCTGAAGGATTAAAAGAGTACTTGTCTGTGATTGATGAACGAATAGAAGATATCAAACACACAGCTCAAAAGTTACAAAAAGAATCAGGATATAAATCAATAAAAGAAACACATGAAGAAAGCGTGTTAGAAGAAGTTCCTGCCAATGTGCAAAAAAATTGGATAGATGAATTAACAATCAAAACATTCAATGAAGAATTACAAGATGTATTTCCTTACATATACAAATTGGTTTCTGAGAGAACAGCAATTAAAGAATTACGTCCACAAGATTTTGAAACAGAAGCACATGGCTACCAAGGTGGTGCAGAATCGCGAACAATAAGAGTTGACATGTCGGGAGACTTTGATCCTGAAAGTCCTGTATCAGACAAAGAAGCAGAAGAAGTTACACAAGAACTTGCCAAAGCAGGCATTGTTGCAGATGTTCAGCCAGATGAAAATAGACACAATGGAGTTGTAATTCATACTGACGCAAATCCAGAAGCAGTGAAAGATGCATTGGGTTCAATGATAGAAACTCTTAACACATTTGAAGACTTTGAAAAAGAAATAAACTTGATTGTGGGAGAAGAAGAAAATGGTTTGTTTGCATCAGATAAAACTGAAAGTGAACAAGCAATAGTGAAACTGAACAAACTGATGGCAAAACATTTCCCTGCAGGTCCTAATGGAGTTAATGGCATTGAAAGTTTACAAGGCATAATCGATGACGAAGACTTGAATGCACAAATTAAAATGGCTTCAAAAGAAGATGCTGATGCTTGTTTGAGACCAATGATCATGGATTACATCAAATCCAAAAATCCTCAAATGATTTCTAAAATTGATACAGGTGATATGAAAACTGAAGAAAAAGGCAAAAGTTCAGGGGTAGAAATAACTCCAGAACTGAAAGAAAAAGTTCAAGCATGGTGGGACAAATGGTCAAAATACCAAGGTGGCAATAGTAACACAATGGCAGAAGGATATTTGCAGTATAGATTAAACAGTGGCATCGGCTCAGACTTTTTTAATGCTGATGAAATGATTGCTTTAAAGAAAAAATACGGTGAGGATTTTGATGATTCAGCACACATGGACGAAATGCCATTAACAAGACAATGCGAAGATGAGATACAAGCAATTACAGGCAAGGACAGTGAAGACGCGGCTAACATAGTACAGGATGTTGTAAAACATTTTGTTGAAAAAGAAGCGATCACATTCGAAGATATCAAACCTTATGTGTCTATGTACAAGGGCAAAGATGGAAAGATTGTGCATGATATATTAGACAAAG